TGGTCCTTGCTCAGGCACGGTAACGTACTATGTTACTGACCCATACGTTGGTATGCAAAGCGCCTAATAATCTGGGGGCTTCGGCCCCCGTTTGACCATTCAGGAGATTATTATGCGTCCAGCAGTTATATCAAAAACAGGCGTTGGCTCAAGCGGTGCATATGTAACCAATACCAATACAACCCCGTTTAATCTGGGTTTTGGCGTTGTTACTACCGGTGTTGTAACTTACACGGTACAGCACACGTTTGACGAAACTAATGCGCCAGGCGGTATTGTTACGTGGTTTCCACACCCAACAATCGCAGGTAAGTCGGACAATCAAGACGGTAACTATGCGTTTCCTGTATCAGCCATTAAGGTGCTGGTAACAGCAGGCGCTGGAACGGCTACGATGACGATTATCCAAGCGGGAATTATGTAATGCCCTACGTTGGCTACACTGGCGTTGCCAATCAAGTTAATACAACTGATGGCTTTGGTCATGGTGTTGGCGCAGCTAATGTCCCAGTTACTAACGGGGATGGCGAAAACGTAGGCGCTGATGGTGTAGTTGATTTGTATCACGACGGTATAGTTGATGTTAAGTCTTATATTGCTGACGAAACAGCGCCCGGTTATGTGCTCCAAGAGAGCGGTGACAAAATTGTATTGGAGTCTTCCTAATGGCTGACCAAAAGATATCGGCAATGCCAGCGGCAACAACGCCGCTTACAGGCGCAGAGATTGTTCCACTTGTACAGGGCGGTGCGAATGTTCGCTCTACCGTAGCTTTATTTGGGCAGTACGCTAGAAGTACATTCTCTAACTACGGATCGTTTGAAGACACAACATCACAGACCGGCAGTATTACAACGCCTACTTTGATGACCTTTAATACGACCAGTACTTCGAGTGGCGTTACATTAGTCTCAAACACTAGGTTTACTGCCGCAGTAGCAGGTACATATAACTTTCAATGGTCTGGGCAGTTTCAAAACCTAGATCAATTCCCGCAAGATACTACTGTTTGGATTCGTATTAACGGTACAGACGTTACTGGCTCTGCCGGACTTATAGGTATATCTGGACGTAAGAGTGCTGGTATTGCATCCCACATTCTTGCTGGATGGAACTACTTTGTTACGTTGACAGCAGGTCAGTACATTGAGCTTGTCTGGGTTCCAACAAATATTTTAGTAACATTGCAAGCATACCCACTTTCAATTGGGCCACCAGCTACGCCATCTACAGCGTCGTTGGTTGCAACCATGAATCAAATTGGTTAATTATGGCTACCAAGAAAACCCCATCCCTTGCTATTGGTCGCGGTGAAAAGCTGCCCGTATCAAAGGGTGCTGGGCTTACAGCCAAGGGTCGTGCCAAGTACAATGCAGCAACAGGGTCTAACCTGAAGGCTCCACAACCAGAAGGTGGCCCACGTAAGAAATCATTTTGTGCTCGTATGAGTGGAATGCCCGGTCCAATGAAGGACGAGAAGGGCCAACCGACACGCAAAGCGGCGTCACTGAAAAGATGGAAATGTTGAGTATGGAAATCACAGTGGCTTGGACCGGTGGGCTAACATTATTTACTGGTCTATTTGCGTATATTGCGCATGATAAGTTTTCTGAACTTGCGCGTGTAACGATTCTTTTGAACAAGACTCGTGAAGAGATTGCTCGTGATACAGCAACTAAAGCAGAAGTTGAAAGAGTTACAGATCACATTGACCAACGGTTTAACCGCTTGGAAGAAAAAATTGACCAGCTCATTAGCAAAGGTAAGTAATCATGGCTACTCTTGAAGAACAAATTCGTGAATTAGAAGCACGCAGAGCCAAGGGTGAAGTAGTCCCCCAGCTTGATGCGCTTTATAAGAAACAAGATGACCTGACCCGCAAAGGATATGAGTCTGTTGTTAATCCTAAATCTGCGCCAAAGCCTGTTAGTAAGCGTGCTGGCGGCAAAGTATCTAGTGCTTCTAAGCGTGCAGATGGCTGTGCCATTCGTGGTAAGACAAGGGCATAATGCCTACAGTATCAGCAAAGCAAGAGCGGTTCATGCAAGCCGTGGCTCATAACCCTAAATTTGCTAAGAAGGTAGGCGTGCCTACAAAAGTAGGTAAAGAGTTCACTAAATCAGGAGGCAATATGCCATTAGCTTTAAAAAAGAAATCTGTTGAAGATATGAAAAAAGACATCTTTAAACCAAAAGATGAATCTACAGAAGTTAAATATAAGCGTGGTGGTGCAGTTGCCTCTAAAATGGGTAAAGTAAAAACCGCTGCTCCTAGTCGTGATGGCGTTGCTATTAAAGGCAAAACCAAGGGTACGATGATTAAAATGGCTGGTGCCAAAGGTATGAAAAAAGGCGGGAAGTGCTGATATGATGGCGTCCCGTGGGATGGGAAGTATTAATAGTTCAAAAATGCCCGGTGCTAAAAAGAAAGCACGACGGGATGACACAGACTTCGCTGAGTTTGTTGAAGGTGGGGAAGTATGGGATAAGGCGCGCCCTAAGAAGTTGGGTAAGCCTAAGAAGTTAAGTTCAGCAAAGAAGTCTGCTGCTAAGGCATTTGCAAAACGAACTGGAACAAAGTATCCTTCCCTCGTGGCTAATATGCACGGGGCTAAACATGGACGAAAAAGTTAAACAAGCACTTCTTGTAAGAAATTACAAATATGTACCTGAAACGGGGGATATAATTGGGCCGAGAGGTAAAGTATTAAAGCTGCAAAAACGCGGTAATTATTTATCTTTTGGGTTGCAAATTGGCACGTATCAAAAGCAATCCATTAGGATGGTTCCGGTTCATCAGTTTGCTTTTTTTTGTACAGAGGGTGAGTGGCCATCTATAAGTATTGACCACATAAACAGAGATCCACACGATAATAGATGGTGCAATTTACGAAAAGCAACTGGCAGGCAGCAGCAATTAAATAGAAATGCAAAAGGATTTACTGTGCGCACTAAGCGGTATCAAAAACCAAGATATGAAGTCAATTGCGACCATAAATATATTGGCGTTTTTGATACCGAAATAGAAGCTCGGATTGCTTATAAAAAAGCTTTAGAAGTAGTAAAGGTATAACAATGGCATACACAACTTCCACTACAGCGTTTAACCCAACCCTCAACGATTTAGTCGAAGAGGCTTTTGAGCGTTGTGGCAAGGAGTTGCGTACTGGTTATGATTTGCGTACAGCAAGGCGTAGTCTTAATTTCCTGCTGACGGAATGGGCTAATCGCGGTATCAATCTTTGGACGATTGAGCAAGGCTCTATCAATATGATTCAAGGGCAGGTAACTTATGATCTACCTAATGATACCGTTGATCTGGTTGAACATGTTATTCGCACTGATTCCGGACAAGGTCCTAACCAAACGGACATCAACATAAGTCGGATTAGCGTTTCTACTTACTCTACAATTCCAAATAAGCTAGCTCAAGGTCGGCCAATCCAAGTTTGGATTAATCGTCGATCAGGGCAGACAACGGATTTGGTAGGAGCTACGCCTGCGTTCCCACAGATTAATGTGTGGCCGGCACCAGATCAAGGTACGATTGCAGCACCATTCTATGTATTCTATTACTGGCGCTTACGCCGTATGGTTGATGCTGGCAACGGCATTAATGTAGAAGATATCCCATTCCGCTTTCAAAACGCTTTGGTAGCTGGGTTAGCATATATGCTATCTATGAAGCTGCAAGGTGCAGAAGGCCGTACTCCAGTTCTGAAGACTCAGTACGATGAGGCATGGATGTTAGCTGCCGATGAAGATAGAGATAAAGCACCATTGCGGTTTGTGCCGCGTACATCATTCTATCGGTGATGTATGGGAAGTAAATACGCTAGTGGTAAACACAGTATTGCGGAATGCGACCGCTGTGGGTTTAGATACAAGCTGAAAGAGCTTAAAAAGCTGACTATTAAGACTAAGCAGGTTAGTATTAAGGTATGTCCATCTTGCTGGGAACCGGATCAGCCACAGCTTTCATTGGGCTTATATCCTGTTAGTGACCCGCAGGCAGTTAGAGAGCCACGGCCAGATACAAGTTATAGACAATCAGGGTATAGCGGCTTGCAGTTAACGCAGACGCCGCCAACAAATGTAAATGCTTTTGGTATGCCTGAAGGTGGAAGTAGAATATTTCAGTGGGGATGGTGGCCTGTTGGTGGGGCAAATTCCAATGATGATGGGTTAACGCCTAACTATTTGGTAGCGCCTGGTCTGGTAAGCAATGTAACGATTACGACTACATAGGAGTCTAAAATGGACAACATGAAGAAAGTGGCTAAGGCCGAAGTTAAGGTTCACGAGAAGAAAATGCACGGCATGAAAAAAGGCGGTGTTACTAGCCTCGACATGAAGAAAATGGGTCGTAATGTGGCTCGTGCAATGAATCAAAAGTCTGGCGCAAGAGGCCGATAATGGCTAAGTTCTCACAAAAGGTAATGGGCAAAGAAATTGGCTCTGCCTCCGTGTACGCTAAACCACATACGATGGATGGTAAAGATATGAAGCCAACAAAGAAGACTGATCCTAGTACGCTCAATGCGCGTCAATTAGGCCCCCGTGAAGGCGTCCAACGCGTAAGCGCAGGTGATCCGGGTGCTGATGATGTAAAGACCACTGGTATCAAGATGCGTGGTACTGGCGCAGCAACTAAGGGCGTAATGTCCCGTGGGCCAATGGCATAAGCATGAACTACGCGCAGCTTTCGTCAGCTATCAAGGGGTATTGCGAGAACGACTTCCCGGCAACGGTAGGATCGTTTACGTCTACTGACCAGATAGACACGTTTATTAAGCAGGCGGAACAGCGTATTTATAACTCTGTTCAGCTTCCGCCATTGCGCAAGAACATTATTGGTTCGGCCACAATCAATAATAAGTACATGGCTGCGCCAGATGATTTCTTAGCGGTGTACGCAATTGCAGTAATTAGCAACTATGGCACTGCGAATGAAGACTACAAATTCCTTTTGAACAAGGATGTAAACTTTATTCGTGAGTCATACCCAAACCCCGGAAGTACGGGGAAGCCTCTGTATTACGCTATCTTCGGGCCATACGTAACTAATTCAGTTGTTACTGATGAGCTTAGTTTCATTCTTGGGCCAACGCCAGACGCAAGCTATGCGGTAGAGTTACATTATTACTACTATCCAGAAAGTATTGTCACCGCTGGTACAACGTGGCTTGGGGATAACTTTGATTCTGCGTTGTTATATGGCGCGCTTATGGAAGCTGCGGCTTTTCTTAAGGCGGAGCCCGATCTTTTGCAGAACTATACAGCTCGTTATGGCGACGCATTAGCCATGTTGAAACGTTTAGGGGATGGTTTGGATCGTGGGGATTCTTATCGCTCTGGTCAGGCTAGGGTGCAAGTCGTATGATCCAGCAAGGACTAACAACAAGTTTTAAAAAACAAATTCTGTTGGGTGAACATGACCTAGATACAGATTTATTATATATCGCACTTTATACGGCACTTGCATCTTTAGGCCCAGATACAACGGAGTATTCGGTAGCAACTCCGGGTCAAATTACTGGGACAGGGTACACAGCAGGTGGTATTCTACTAACTAATGTGTCCGTCAATATTTCTGGGTCAACTGCTTATGTTGATTTTAATGACCCAGTATGGAACCCAGGAGCTTTTACAGCTCGCGGGGCTTTGATTTATAACTCAAGTAAGAGTAATAAATCTATTGCGGTTTTAGATTTTGGTTCGGATAAGACATCGACCAATACGTTTACAATAACTTTGCCAGCTAACACAGCGTCCTCGGCGCTAATTCGCATAACTTAAGGAGTTACTATGTTTGATTCAAAGACAAAAGCTATGGATATTGTCTCCGCCGACGTTACACAAAACGCTGGCAATGATAATCGTATTAAACTTGGTGGTGTTTACCACGTAGAGTGCTTTGATGCAGAAGGCAATTCTAAATGGGCTGAAGACTTCCATAATCTGGTAGTTAACGTTGGCCTTAAAGATTTGAATGACAAATACTTTTCGGGCACTTCTTATACTGCCGCTTGGTATCTTGGCCTGATTAACTCCAGCGCAACCTTTGCTGCTGGTGACTCGATGACCTCCCACCTTGGTTGGACTGAAAACGTTAGCTACACGCAAGCTGCTCGCCCTACTTTGGCTTTCGGTGGATCTACCACTGCTGATCCTTCGGTAATTACTGCTTCGTCGCTTACGTTCACGATCAATGCTACGGCTACTATTGGTGGTGCATTTGTTTCTACTTCAGCTACTAAGAGCGGCACAGCAGGTATTCTGTTCTCAGAAGGCAACTTTACTGGCGGTAACCGTGCCGTTATCAGTGGCGATACACTTAATGTAACGTACAGCTTCTCTGCTGACGCTGCGTAATAGGGGGCTACATGGCTAATTTTACTAAGGGTCAAACCGTAAAGGTTAATACCGTGGTCCCATCAGGCCCAGTTGAGGCTTATCGCATGGATGAGGATGGTGTTATCTACTGTCTTATTTCGTGGGTTGATGAGAATGGGGCCGCGCAAAATCGCTGGTTTAGAGAAGACATATTGGTTGCTGGTTAAAAGTTAAAAGGCGTAACGCATGTTTGGTATCTCATCTTTTGCCGAAACGCCTTTTGCTTCACTAAGCGGAGCTACGTATAACGCTGACGTTGCTGAAGCTATATTAGTTTCAGAAACTGAAAACGGCTTTGTTACGTATGCTTCCGCAGTTAGTGAGCAAGTACTGCTTACTGCTGTACAAGATTCGTTAGCGGACTTTGTTGGCTCCATAACAGAGGCTGTTGTACTAGAGGCCGCGCAGATTGCGCTAGCTGATTTTATTGATAGCCTTTCAGATTTAATTACTGCCACTGATACGCAAGATGGTAGCGTTATCTACCTAAGCTCTGTTTCAGAATCAGCGGTTTTAACGGATACGCAGAATACAGATAATGCCTTTAACTCTTTTGTTAATGAGTCTATTACTGGTACTGATGCACTTTTCTCTGTAGGTGATTTTTTAGCGGCTATTTCAGAATCTTCAGTTCTTGCAAATTCACAAGCAGCTTTAGCAGACCTAATAGCCGCTCTGTCGGACGCTGTGACTTTAACGGATTCTCAAGCAGGTAATTTACTGTTCAGCGGAGATGTTTCTGAATCTATTACTGCAACAGATGCCACAAATGGTAGCGGCGGCGCTGAGACAATCAATGAGAGCGCATCGTTTGTTGATGACCAATACAACGTCAATGAGCAATTTGTAAACGTAGATGAGTTTGTACTACTGCAAGATAACTTAGAGCAGACATCAGAATTAAACAACAACGTAAATGAGACTGTTGTAGTTAGCTCGGATCAGAGCGGTGGGTTCCCGTACAATGTAGCTGTAGACGAGGTTGCAGCAATAGCGGGCGTAGTAGATGCGGGCGGTATATATTTGATTATCACTGAGTCTATAGCTGCCGTAGATAGTGCTACAACAATTGCTACTTTGATTTCTAATGTAAGTGAAACAGCTAGCTTGAACGGGATTAATAATTCTTCTGCAATATTTAATTCTTCTCGCTCAGAAAGAATAGTGTTTACAAGTGAGTTTACCCCGTTCTTTAAATTCGAGCCGATAGATACAACGCAGGTGCCGAATTGGAACACGATTAACATGTAAGGAATTATCATGGCATTAGTTCTAGCTGATCGCGTAAAAGAAACAAGCTCGTTTACAGGGACTACATCCCCTATTACGCTGCTGGGAGCTGCTACTGGGTTCCAATCTTTTGCGGCAGTAGGAAATGGCAATACGACGTTCTACTCAATTACCAATCCAGGGACTAATGAATGGGAAGTTGGCGTTGGGACGTACACAGCTTCAGGCACTACACTATCCCGTACCATTGTTCTTTCGTCGTCTAATAGCAACTTAATTGTTACGTTTAGTGCTGGCTCTAAAGAAGTATTTGTAACGTACCCAGCAGAAAAGTCAGTTAACCAAGATGTAAGTGGCAACGTTACCATCCCCGGTACGAGCTTTATGAATGCGCTCAATTGCAGTAATGGCGCTACGTTTACTGGTACTGGCAGTAGGTTCCAAGCGGACTTCTATAACGGCACTGTTACGGATCGGTATTCGTTTCAGTCCAGCTTAATAAATACTTCTACAGGTGTTTACGCTTTACCTAATGGCACATCACAAGCTGCATCATGGCAGGCCACAAACAATAGCAATCCTACTAACGCAGGTAAGATTCTTATTGCAGCAACAGCAACAGCCGCAGAAGTTGTATCAGGGATTAATGGATCAGGTACGTATCTACCACTAACGTTTGTAGCTAACGGCGGGGAAGTAGGTAGGTTTAATAACAGCACCGGATACTTTGGCCTTAACACTACTACACCGGGCAGTCAGCTTGATGTTAAAGGAACGCTTCGTTTATCTGGCGCTACAAGCGGATATGTTGGCTTGGCTCCTGCCGCAGCTGCTGGCTCTACAACGTATACACTTCCAAGTGCAGATGGTACAAGTGGGCAAGTACTTTCAACTAATGGTAGCGCCGCATTATCATGGACTAGCGCAGGCGGTGTTTTATATACTTTTTCTAGTACCCCGCCAGTTAGCCCTTCTCCTGGAAATATGTGGGTTAGTTCTGTAACCTGTATCGAGTATACATATGTAAATGACGGCGACTCCAGCCAATGGGTAGAACTTGGCCCGGGTGGGACTAGCGGGGGTGGTGGTGCTTCTGCTGGAACAGCAATTACAATGTCGTTAATATTTGGAGGATAAATTACATGGCCGCACCTAACATCTATGCAACAACTGCTATTTATGGCAAAACTGCCGTACTTACACCAGCAAATACCACAGCAAATGTGCTACTTGCCAACGCCGCTTCAAGTGGAAAAGTATTCCGTATTAACAGTATTGTTGCTACTAATATAGATGCAGCTGTAAGTAGGGCAGCTACTGTAGCAATAAACTCCGCTGCTGCTGGTAGTGGCACTTCTACATCACTAGCTCCGGCGATTGTAATACCTTATACGTCATCTCTTGTTGTAACTGATAAACCAAGTGGGTTTTATCTTGAAGAAGATAAATCAATTGTTGTTACTAGCGGTACATCTAGCACAATAGCCTACGTGGTAAGTTATGAGGAAATAAGCTAATGGCAAATTTTCCAAGTACCACGAATGCAAGTAATGTGTGGTCAAAACAAGAACAGTTTATTGCACAAGCTGGCAGTAATTGGCCTATTTTATCAACAAACGTAGAATATTTAGTAGTAGGCGGCGGGGCAAGTGGCGGCGGTGGTAATGGCGGTGGTGGTGGTGGTGGTGCTGGTGGGCTATTAACAGGATCAATCGTTATATCGTATGGCGCTACGTACACAATTACTGTTGGCGGCGGCGGTGCGGCAAGTACAGGTCAAGGATCAGATGGTGTAAATTCTTCTGCTTTTGGGACTACTGCGTTTAAAGGCGGCGGTGGCGGTTCTGGCGCAGATGGTACGGGCGGTTCAGGTATTTATGGTTCAGGTGGGGGTGGTGGTAGTTTTAGTCCACAAAAAATTGGTGGTATAGGCACAGCAGGTCAAGGTAATAATGGCGGCACAGGCACAACAACGGCTAACTATGGTGCTGGCGGCGGTGGCGGTGCGAGTGCAGTTGGTGGCAATGGTTCAACAACTGTTGGTGGGGCAGGTGGCGCAGGTACATCATCTAGCATTACCGGAACAAGTACGCCATACGGTGGCGGCGGTGGCGGCGGTAAATCGGGCGCTGCATCGCCGGGTGCAGGTGGTACAGGCGGTGGTGGTGCTGGTGGTTCATCAACAGGATTTGCAGGAACAACAAATACAGGTGGCGGTGGCGGTGGCGGATCAGATGGTAATGTAGCCTCTGGTGCTGGCGGTTCTGGTGTTGTTATTTTAAGATATTTAGATTCAACACCGGCTGCAACTGTAACGGGTTCTCCAACAATTACATCATCTGGCGGATACCGTATTTATAAATTTACCTCATCTGGCACTATTTTATTTTAAAAAACTATGACACATTTTGCGCAAGTAACTAACGGAATTGTCACTAACGTAATTGTTGCCGAACAGGATGTTATTGATTCTGGGGCATTTGGTGACGGGTGGGTTCAGACTTCATATAATACTTATGGTGGGCAGCATCCAGAAGGTAGGCCGCTACGCAAAAATTACGCGGGTGTTGGCTTTACTTATGATGCGCAACGCGATGCGTTTATTGCTCCTAGACCGTATGCTTCTTGGAGTTTAAACGAGAGTACATGTTTATGGGAAGCTCCGGTTCCTTTTCCTGCTAATGATGGTAACTTGTATATTTGGGATGAGGCTTCTTTAACTTGGGCTATTAAAACTGTAGCGGCAGGAGAGTAAAAATGGTTAATTTTCCAAATAGCCCAACAATAGGCCAAACATATACACTTGGTACAAAGTCCTGGACATGGGATGGAACCGCGTGGAACTCTACTTCTACTGGCGGTGGCGGTGGTGGTATAGCGCAAGCTGCTGTTATAGCATACACAATGACTTTAGGATTTTAGGAGTAATTCATGGCTAACCCAAACATTGCTGCGCTTACAAGCATATACGGCAATACTGCATACGTAATCCCATCAACAACATCTGTAAGTGTTGCTTGGACATATAACGGTTCAACTGCGCTAACAGGGTTAACCCCTGCGGTTGGAACGGTAAATAAAATAACCGGAATTATAGCTACCAATGTTACTGGAACTGCTGCTAATATAAGTATAGGCATTTCAAATAACTCAACTTATGGTAGTGGTACGCCATACTATATAGCTTACCAAATTAGTGTTCCGGCTAATGCGGCGTTAATAATTACAGACAAGACTACAGATTTTTATATTACAGAAAACCAATCGGTCGGCGTGATTGTTGGGACTAGTAGCGCCTTGAATATTGTGGCAACTATTGAAGTAATAACTTAATTATGAGCTTACGATACAAAGGCGGTGTAATTTCTTCTGTAGCTCCTACTACAAGTGGGACTTCTTATACTGGCGTAGCAACTGGTGTTTGGTCTATGGAAGATCAAATACAAGCTAAGGCTGCTGGGTTATGGCCTAAAGGGGCAGGCGTTCCCGGCTCACCTACAATTACTACTGTTACAGGCGGTAATGCAGAAGTAATTGTAGCGTTTACTGCCCCAGCAGATACTGGCGGAAGTGCTATTACTGGATATACAGCAACAAGTTCACCGGGGGGTATTTCCGCAAGTGGAGCTTCTTCGCCAATTACTGTTACTGGGCTAACAAATGGAACAGCTTATACATTTACAGTTGTAGCAACCAATATTAGTGGAAATAGCCTTCCGAGTGCAGCAAGTTCTTCTGTTACTCCAATAGCAATTCCAACTATTATTGGTCAAGCATTTGCTGGCGGGTATTATGCTGGTCAAATATCTACGGCTGGCAACGGTGTTGCAGACTACTATTTAGTTGTTGGGCCAAAATCTTCTGCGCAATCTAGTACGTTATTACAGTGGAAAACATCAAATACGGACTCTCCGGGTACTTCTTCTGTTATTAACGGACCAGCTAATAGTGCGGCTATGAATGATACAAGCCATCCAGCGGCATATTTTTGTGAGGGATTAACTATTGGTGGGTATTCTGATTGGTACTTACCAGCCGCAAATGAGATTGAAGTTTGTTACTACAACTTAAAACCAACAACCGATCTAAATGTTACATTTGTAGGCGCAAATCCTAATGCAGTTCCAGCAAGAGGTAGTAATTATCCAAGTGGGGGCCCACCTACACAAACTTCTGCGGCGGACTTTAGGAGTACAGGAACAGAATTTTTTAATTCTTTGGGGAATGATTATTGGAATAGCACACAGGCTACTGTGCTTAATGGCTCTCTAAAAGGTTTTGCGCAGGGGTATGCTGCTGGATTTGGAAAAGCAAATACTTTTCGCGTTCGAGCAATCCGTAGAGTTCCAGTTTAAGGGAATATATGAAATATATTTGCGTAACAGAAGTAGATGTATTAACTAAAATTCCTTGTACTGTTGAGCCGCAACGGACAGGCCCGAGTATGCCTGACATTAAGGGCTTAGTTCATGAATGGCAAGATCAATCCACTTGGCCTGTAGCGTTAACTGTTGATGGTATATATTTACGTGCGCCCAAGTATTACGGCACTTGCGACGATGATGCGGATACAACCATTATTGGTGTTTTGCAAGTTCTGACTGAAGAAGAATATAGTGCATTAAAAGTTATAGAACATGAAGCGCGTAAACCATATTTATCATGGGTTGGCTGCTTAGACACAATGACTTGGAGCGCTCCTGTAGCCCGTCCTGTCGATGCTATTATGAACGGTGGCAATGTGCGTTACCAGTGGGATGAGGCAACACTTAGCTGGGTTCCACAAACGTGAAAGAGTTTTACTTCATCTCCGGGCTGCCAAGGTCTGGTTCTACCCTTTTGTCGGCTATCTTACGCCAGAATCCTGAGTTTTACGCAGATATATCGTCACCTGTGCAAGGATTGGTTAGCGCTGCAATTAACGTCATCACAGGTAGCGAGAGCAATCATTTGATTGATGAAAAAAAACGCAAGTATATTTTGCGAGCTACGTTTAACGCTTACTACGATGGGGTAAAGCCAACCACAGTATTTGACACAAACCGAGGTTGGACAGCTAAGACATCCTTACTTAAAGTGTTGTACCCACAGACAAAGATTATCTGTTGTGTGCGGGACTTGCCTTGGATATTAGACAGCTTTGAGCGTATATCTGCGAAGAATACTTTGTGGAACGCGACGTTGACTGACGATGAAGCCAGCCAGACCGTTACGACGCGCTGTGATGCGATGATGGACGTTAAGAAGGAAGGTCAGGTCGTTAAGCCTTACTACTTCTTAGAAGAAGGGCTGCTGCTAAACCCTGACATGATTCAGCTAGTTGAGTACGAAGATTTGTGCAAAAACCCTGAAAACATTATGCGTGAGATTTATGCGTTTTTGGGTAAGCCTTACTTTGACCACGACTTTAAAAATGTAGAATATGAAAACGAAGTGTATGACAAGGCGCTGAACATGAAGAGCCTGCATACAGTCCGCAAAGAGGTAACGTGGCAGCAACGGCCATCAATCCTGCCTAGATCAGTATGGGATAAGTATGCTGGTAAGGAGTTCTGGAGAAAGAGCGAACCTGCTAAGTTGATGACGATTAAGTTTAAGCAATGAAGGTTTTAATTTGCGGATTACCCGGTTCAGGTAAGACTACGTTAGCAGAGGCTCTCGCAAGGGAACTCCAATGCGTACACTTTAACGCTGATGAGGTTCGCAAAGAGATTAACAAAGACCTTAAGTTTAGTATTGAGGACAGGATTGAGCAGGCTAGGCGCATGAGTGTACTGTGCGATATAGCAAGTCGGTGGGGGTCGGTAGTGCTTGCAGACTTTGTATGCCCTACGCCGGAGACAAGGACTGCCTTTGGTGCCGACTTCACAATCTGGGTAGACCGGATCAAAGAGGGTAGGTTTGAGGATACGAATAAAATGTTTGTCCCGCCAGAGCATTACGATGTGCGGATCACGGATAAGTTTGACTTATACTTTCCTAGCCACCATGCAGACGACTTAGCGGCCAGAATTAGGAAGGCGCTCAAGTAATGTTATTTATTAATAAAAATGCTATTTACGCTCCTAATTAAAGAAGGATAGATTATGTCTAGCACATACAGCAGCTTAAAAATTGAACTGATTGGTACTGGCGAACAAGCCGGCTTTTGGGGCTCTACTACTAATACCAATTTAGGTACAGCCTTAGAAGAAGCCATTGTAGGCCGTGCAGAAGTTGCATTTACTACTGATGCCGACCTTACTCTGACGCTGACGGATTCTAATTCTACGCAGATTGCTCGGCACTTTATCCTCAATGTAACTGGCACGCTTACAGCAACGCGGAGCTTAACGGTTCCGGCAATTGATAAGCCGTACATCATTGAGAACAACACAGCACAAACAATCATTGTTAAAACAAGTGGTGGGGCAGGAGTGCCTGTTCCAAATGGTAGAAAAATGTTTTTGTACGCCTTTAATAATGGCGTTACTAACAATGTAGTCGAAGCATTTAATTACGTATCAACTTTATATGCAGGCACATTAACGCTTACATCTCCGCTTCCTGTTGCGTCTGGCGGTACAGGTTCTGCTGTAACTGCATACTGTTCATTGGTAACTAATGTTACTGGGACCTTGCCAATTGCTAATGGTGGTACGGGGCAAACTACAGCTAATACAGCGTTAAATGCGTTGCTGCCAGTACAAGCTGGCAATAATGGTTTGTTCTTAACCACAAATGGTACGAATACTACATGGGCTGCGGCATCAGGCGGTGGTGGTGGTAGCGTATCTTCAGTTAATGCGTCTGGTGGCACAACAGGGATGACCTTTACAGGCGGCCCGATTCTTAGTGCTGGTACGCTGACAATGGATGGTACGCTTGCAGTAGCTAATGGTGGTACTGGGGTAACAACACATTCGGTAAATGGCCTGCTTACAGGCAATGGCACTAGCGCAATAAATACTATTGCTCCGGGTACAAACGGGCAGGTGCTTACTTCTAATGGTACAAACTGGTACGCAGCGGCTTTTACCGCAGGCAATGTTACTGGCCCATTATCTTCCACCAACTTAGCTATTCCAACTTTTTCTGGTGCAAGCGGAACAATCCTTTTAAATAATTCTGGCGCTACTATTTCTGGCGGCACGGTTACAGCGGTTGCATTTGCAGGTGATGGTGCTTCGATTACCGGACTTTCTACTGGCAATATTTCTAGTGGCACTTTGCCCATTGCTCGTGGAGGCACTAACAGTACAGCAACCCCAACAAACGGAGGCGCTGTATATGGGACGGGATCATCTTATGCGGTTACTGCGCAAGGTAGCTCAGGCCAAGTATTAACATCTAATGGTGCTGCTGCTCCTACATGGCAGACACCATCCGCTAGTGGTGGTACGGTAACTTCTGTTGCTGCTGGTAATGGTATGACGTTCACAACCATCACTGGGTCTGGCTCAGTTACGATGGGTACGCCTACTACGCTGACTTCGGCAACAACTAATACCGTATCTGCCGGAACCCACGCACATGCTGTAACAGGGATACCAACTACTTACACATGGACGGCTGGAACAACAGCAGGACCTACTGGTGCTCTAACTGGATCAGGGTCATCGTCAGTTTCTTATGCGGCTATTCCAAGTGCATCGGCAACAGCATCCGGCATTATTACTACAGGTGCGCAGACGCTTGCAGGCACCAAGACATTTAGTAGTATTCTTGCTACTTCGTATAACTTTAGTACAACAAGTTCAATTTATCTGTCTGGTTCGACGGTTAATCTAGATATTGCTAGCGTTGGTATTACAGATTGGACTAACGCAGCCTTTTCCCCAGCAACAGATAATGTTCGCACCCTTGGTACAGCAGCGCTACGCTGGACAACTGTATATGCAACAACAGGCACGATCAATACTTCCGATGCAAACACCAAACAAGACATCGCTGATCTGGATGCAGCCGAGCTTCGTGTAGCTACAAACTTAAAAGGAATGATTAAGAAGTTCCGCTTTAAGGATGCTGTTGCTGAAAAAGGTAGTGCTGCTCGAATTCACGTTGGTGTAATCGCTCAAGATGTGCAGGCTGCGTTTGTAGCTGAAGGTCTTAACCCAGCGGAATATGGCATGTTCTGTTCGGATACATGGTGGGAGAGAGAAGAAACCACTGTTGTTAATGATGTTACACGCACCAGAATCGTTGCACATGATACGTTTGTAGAAGGTGGTACGGAGCGCACACGGCTTGGTATTCGTTACGAAGAACTGTTCGCCTTTATTATTGCTGCTTTGTAAAGATTATGTATGGACCCAATAACAATCGGTGCGGCATTTGCAGTAGCCAAAGCGGCTGTTGCTGGGGTTAAGGAAGCTATTGCGCTTGGTAAAGAAGTGCAGGAGTGCTATCACGACATTAGTGCTTTTTTTACAGCGCAAGGTGAGATTCAAGCTGCGGTAGTCCAGCAGGAGCATGACCAGAAACTAGGTAAGGCGGTACAGAAAGATGCTACTGCCGAGGCACTTGACGCTATGTTTGCGTCGCGCCAGATGTACAAGATGGAAGTGGAATTACGTGAAGCGTTAATTTACGGATCTGGTAGTGAGTCTGGTTTATACGAAGAGATGTGCCAGCGGCGGGATGCAATTATTCAAGATCGCAAGAATGCCCTTGAGGATGAAGCTAGGCAAATTCGGCTAAAAGCATACGCAGTTAAACGCAAAAAAGAAGAGCGTATTCAGAATATTCAAGAGTGGCTAGCGGTCGTGGTGGGTGTTTCGATTAGCAGCTTTATTATGTACTGCATCTGGTGGATGTTTAAACACGGGGGTGACGAATAATGATGACCTTATTAACAACGCTAATCTCATTTTTGAGTGGCGGCCTACCTAAGTTACTAGACTTCTTCCAAGACAAGCAGGACAAGAAGCACGAACTGGCAATGGCTCAGATTCAAGTGCAGGCGCAGATGGAGATGCAGAAGGCTGGCTTCCAAGCGCAAGAGCATATCGAGGAAATACGTACTGATCAGATCAGTATTCAGACCCAGGCGGCTGAACGGCAGTCCTTATATGCCCATGATATTGAGATCGGCAAAGGTGCATCCCAGTGGGTTATTAATGCCCGTGCAATGGTGCGGCCTACTATTACGTATGGCCTGTTCTTCTTGCTCGTAGCTGTTGATATTGCTGGTGTTTGGTACGCATGGACAATGAACGCTTCTTTCCACGACATGATGCAATTGGTTTGGGATGATGATACGCAGACCATTTGGGCGTCTGTTATTAGCTTTTGGTTCGGGACACAAGCATTTAGTAAGAAATGATACGCTTACTAATATTGGTTTTGCTGTGTATTTTTGTGGTGCTTCATATGGCTGGGTGCGTAGATAAGCATTCAGATTGTGTAGAAACAGCGCAACGAGAATATTCAAATGCCCATCCAGAAACAACTTATAGCCAGCTAATATTAAAAAGAAAAGACTTTGAGCGTCGGTGCCCATAATGAACTTTACCGCTCTGCACGAACTTAAGTACCACGAAGGAGTAAGGAAGAAGCCTTACTTGGATAGCGTACTGTTATGGACTACGGGTGTTGGGCACCTAATAGCGCCAAAAGAACACCTAAAAATGACGCTTACCCAACGCAAAGAAGCTAAAGCTGCGGGCTTATTAAAGTGTCCGGCAGAGTGGGATAGGGGGCTAACGAATGCCGAAGTGGATGAGATTCTTAAAGCAGACCTTGCTCGGTTTGAACGAGGTGTTCTACGTCTGTGCCCTAGTGGGCTTACTCAAGGCAGGTACAATGCACTTGTCAGTTTTGCATTCAATGCTGGGTTAGGTAGATTGCAAAGTTCATCAATCCGCACTAAGCATAACCGTGGGGATTTTGATGGCGCTAGTGATGCTTTTCTGCTATACAGAATGGCAGGTGGCATAGTCCAAAAGGGGCTAGAAACCCGCCGTAAAGATGAACGTGCAATGTACCTAAGTGGGTAAACAATGGCATTTCAAAAATTAAACTTTAAGCCCGGAGTAAACCGAGACCAAACTAACTACAGTAATGAAGGTGGTTGGTATGAGTGCGACAAAATCCGGTTCCGTTCAGGTAAACCACAAAAGATTGGTGGTTGGCTTAAGTATTCTATAAGCGCACTTACTGGGGTATGTCGGCAGATGTTTGGCTGGATTACTTCGTATAACGATAACTTCCTTGCCCTTGGGACTAACGCTAAAGTCTATATTGAGGCCGGCACAACCCTATATGACATCACGCCTATTCGGGCTACATTTTCTTCCCCTGCTACGAATAACTGCCTAGCCACAACAAATGGTTCGTTAATAGTTACCGCTACTATTGCTGCACATGGCGCTAATGCTGGTGATTATGTAATCTTTAGTGGGTCTAATGCAGTAGGCGGTATTGCTGCCACCACTATAAATACAATTCATTTAATTATCGATGCAACTATAAACACGTTTACCTTTGCTGTAGCTACAGCCGCAACTTCAACCGTTGCTGCCGGTGGTGGCACAGGCATATTTGCAAAGTTCCAAATTCATGTAGGGTACGAAGCTTCCGCGTTTGGTTATGGCTGGGGCACGGATGGGTGGGGAGTTAATGGCTGGGGCTTAGGCTCTAATCAACCAATTGCGGTTAATCAAACTGATTGGTGGTTTGATAACTTCGACAATGATTTGGTAATGAATATCCGAAATGGCGCTATTTATTACTGGGTGCGTGGTTCGGGTACTAGCCCAGCATCAGCGTTAGATACACCAGCAATTCTTTTGTCTTCGGTAGTTGGGTCTGCAAGTGTGCCTGAATTGGCTATGCAGGTTTTGAACTCACAGAATGATAAGCACTTAATTGCTTTTGGTGCCACGCCATATTATGCAACGGGGCCAGTACCCCAGTTTGATCCAATGCTTATTCGTTGGGCTAGTCAAGATGAGCCTGCTAATTGGCGGCCACTGTCTAGTAATTCTGCTGGCTTTGTTCGCGCAACTAATGGTTCAAAGATTGTTCGGGCTATGCGGACTCGGCAGGAAATTCTTGTTTGGACGGATACCGCGTTATATTCAATGCAGTATTTGGGCACAACAGATGTGTTTAGTTTGCAAGAATTGGGCTCCAATACGTCAATTATTGGGCCACGCGCCGTAGCTACAGCTAACAATCTTACCTTCTGGATGGGGCAAGATAAGTTCTATGTGTATAGCGGCAGAGTAGATACCTTACCTTGTACGCTCCGTAACCATGTATTCCTTAATCTGAACTATGACCAGATTGACCAAATTATTTCTGGTACTAACGAGGGATACCATGAAGTATGGTGGTTCTATCCTACAGCTAATAGCAATACAATTAACGCCTACGTTATCTACAATTACTTTGAGCAGGTTTGGTACTACGGGACGATGGATCGCACAGCTTGGTTGGATAGTCCGTTGCGCCAGTACCCACAAGCAGTTGGTGCTAATTACATACTGAACCACGAGCAGGGTACCAATAATGATACGCTGCCAATGTCGGCTTACATAACATCTTCAGACTTTGATATTGAAGACGGCGAACATTTTATGCTGGTAAAACGGATTATTCCCGACATTGATTTCGGTGGATCTACCGCAGATGCCCCAACAGTTGCTATTACATTAACCCCACATAACTATCCCGGTGCTGCTTATGAGATAGTTGCGCCAAAAAGTGTGGTAGAAACGTCATCAAATGTCTATACTGAGCAAGTATTTATACGGGTTAGAGCGCGCCAAATGGGGTTTAAAATAGAGTCAGATGCGTTGAACACTCAATGGCAGCTTGGCACCCCGCGTTTAGATGCTCGTGCAGACGGTAAGAGATAATTATGGGGCTTAAAAGATTTACATCCCCAGCTCTTCCCCTTGCTCCACAGGCATATGACAGGGAGTATTTGGATCAATTAGTACGGGTGCTTAACCTGTATTTTAAGCAGCTTGATTCTAGTTCTGGAATAGTTGTGGATAACTTATCTCTTAGTGTTAGGGAAGGGTCGGTAACAATACCAACTCAAGTTGACCTAGCAAATTTGCGTGTGGGTGATGTGTATATGGATACCACAGCAGGCAACGTATTAAAGGTGAAAACATGAACGGATTAGGCGCACTACAAAACTACGTTACTGGCGGCCAAGTTACTCAAGCTTATAAAGAACTTTTAGGCCGGTTCCCGGATGCTGGTGGGCTTCAGTTTTACACCAATCCTAATCTTAGTTTAGCCGATCTAAAAGCACAGTTAGCTGGGTCCGAAGAAGGCCGGGCTTTTTTAGCTGCTCAAGCACCAACAGGTTCTGCCACTGCAATGCAGGCAAGTAATACTGTAGCCCCCGGGACTATGGGCGCTGGTGTGCAGCCTACTACAGTTGCTGATCTTTATACTAGATACCTTGGCCGTGAAGCAGACCCCGGTGGTTTGGC